CTTCGTTACCATTACCCATACGTCCCGCATAAACGCGATTTGCGATGGCTTCTGGTTTGCGTTCGTATTTAGCAGCAGTGGCTTGATCGGGGAAATATTTTTTAAACACTCCCATCAAACCTTTTGCGGAATAATTTAAATTCTCACTAAATGCTTTGAAACCACCTGTTTCGTGCGCCGTCTGACCAAAAAAGTGTGCAGCGCGAGCAGGGGATAACTTATAATAGGCTGCAGCAGCACGCAGGGTTCCTGGTCCCCACGCACCGTCTGCTGTGACTCCAATCTTTTGCTGTAATGATTTCAAACTCATAATTCACCTCAAGCAATCGTATCTTCTACTTCTTCAACGAGTTCTTTAACTGGTTCTGGAAGAAGATCTTCTGCTTTAGCAGCTGGGGGCGTTTCTGGTGTTGGCGCAACTGGTGGGACATTTTTATCTTCTTGCTTGCCGAGCATAATGCCAGAAAGAATACCAGTTAGGAATGTTGCGATAGGAGTAATTAATTCAAAAAATTTCGCATCATTTGGGGATTGTTGCATTGGCTGCGTGACAAAAATCAATGAGTAGAGAACTACAAACACGATTCCTGTTAATGTAAATGCCAATGAGAGACCGACTGTAAATTTCAATCGAGCCATCAATTCTGATTCAGTATAACGTGGACCCTTAAACATAATTATTCTCCTGTATTTTCAGTTTCAGTATTACAATTACAATCTGCAGCTGGTGCTGCTGGTTCTTCAACTGGTGTTTGTTGTGGTGGCAACCCATTCAATGTGTCAAAACAGAAACCATCAACCTCACACTGTGGGCGAGAGCATTCTGCTTTATCTTTATTTTCTGGATCTTGGCAAGGATATCTATATGTATCTGCGCACCCAACTAATAATAAAGCAGCAAAAATATTTAATACCGCTTTCATTTTTTACCTCTCATCTAATTTAACATTACCTGAACGGCGACCTGCAGTCGTTGTTCCTTTCGGAAGCGCTGCTCTTGGTCTTGGTCCTTCAAAACTCATTTTATCAACATGTTGAACTGAGACCCCTTTTTTACCTGCTGCAGATTTAACAATATAACTTGCAGCATGCGGAGAACCTTCAACAAATTTACCGCGACCAGTTGTTGCTTCTTTACGAACAAAATGATTTAATTCTGGATGTGTATTGTGTACTGTGTCTAATGCTTTTTGGGCTTTTTGTTTTAAGCCCTGCAACTCTGAATCTTTTGCAGTACGCATTGCATCCAAATGCTTACCTGCTTGTTTTATATGAGACATAATACTTGAATGTATTTCGTCTTTTTTCTTTTGAGGAAGTTTAGCATATTTTGGATGATTATTCAACATTTCTTTTGCAGCATGATGATGTACTGCACTATTTTCTTCTGGTCCACCTGACATTAATTGTGAACCACCACCCTTTTTCATAGACAAACGAATACCTTCGCCTGTTTTAGATTTTGGATTCATGATCGCAATATCAGTTTTAGAAGTTGCACCTTTTGTTGCACCATACTTTTTCCAAGTTTCTGAGATTTCACCCTTACCACCACCTGTCACTTTTGCTTGGTGTTTTCCTTTTACGGCTGCTTTAAAATCAGGGTGAGTTGCTAATGAATGTATTGTATGGATAGCGTTTTCGTGCTCTGAGTGATATGCTGCTTTATGCGCAGCAGTTTTTTTACCACCAACAAAACCTTCATGATGACCAGCGTTATCAAAATGCAATGGATGTTTTTTATTTGTTTTGGCTTTACTGAATTCTTTTTGCATTGCCTCTTTGTCGTGCGCAATGCCTAATCCATTCATATGGTTCCAGATTCTAGCGTGAGCGTGTTCGTCGCTATATGCGCCAACTTTTGCCTCAATTAATAAATCTTCATTGAGTTGTTTAAACTGTAAAAATGTTTTCATAGTTTTGGCGGCTTTCTTCTCAAGATTTTTTTATTGAGACGCTTTTTAATTTGTAAAGCATAAACGTCAGATGGGTTTGTTAAAGAAGGTACACCACCTGCTGCAACAGACACTGCTGGTGCTTCCTCTTTTACTTTAATTCTCTGAGACATTTTACTGCTTCCTGATCTAAGCCAATATCGTTTGACCGCAAATTTTTACCACGAATACCAAAAACAATTTCTGGCATGTAATTTAAAAAGACTAAAAATGGTTTGATTATTTCATAGTCTTTTTCTTCTAATTTATAAAATAATATTCGAGTTGCACCTTCAACACCAAAAACATTATAAAGAACAGTAATATGATTTAAAATTAAGCGACCCTTAAATTCGCCAGAATCTCGATACTTTGTGATTAATCTTTTTATATACTGTATGCGGTTCAAATCTTCTTCGAACTCGCTCATTACAGCATTTGGTTTGCTATAACATTTTATAGCATATAATAAAAAGTTTTCATCACACAAGTTTTGAAACATTCAATTTACCAACTAGTAATCGGCAGTTCTTCTCGTGCGTAATAAAAATTGTGAAACGCCATAATCTGTTGGATTCTCATCCTCAGATTCTATTTCTTCCAACTCTTCATCATCAACGCCGAGATAATCTAACTCGTCTTCATCTACAACATTTGCATAAACATCATACCCTTGCGGAGTAAGATCGTAAGTGATATACAAATAATGACCTGTGTAATCGTTTGCGCCGTCTTTCAGTTCAAACAAAAACTCATCATCTTCTTTTAGATTTATGACTGGCAAAACAAGACCATTTTGACCCAGCGTCATAGCAAGAACGCTATACGCTGTGCCAAGATCTAAAAATGGTTTTGCTAGAAATAAATCTAGATCAGTATTTAATTTTTCAAGTTCTTTAGTCATTTTTGTGGTTGTTTCTTTTTGCCCATTGGATGGAATACAACTGGATCTGCTTGCTTCTTAGTCATTGTCTTACCAGCAAACATCTTTTCGCGCATCTTCTCGCGCAATTCTTCTTCGCCGAGTTTAACACCACGAGCGCGAAGAACGTCTTTGCGCGTAATCAAATGCTTTGGATGTGCCTTTGCAGCAAGATTTTTTTCTTTTGCTGTCTTTGGTACTGTACCGCCCTTTGCTTCGCTCATTTCAGCAAACTTCTTTTCGACGTCGTTATACTGATCTTTTGCGACAACAGAAACTTCGTGGGCTTCTTTATCTGTAAGAGTTGGTACGCGATCCTTTACGAACTCTGGGCTCAACATTTTTGGTTCGCCTGGTGGAATGAACTTCCACGCCTTACCGCTAACTGTTGTACCTGAGAAGTAACGAACTTCTTCTCTCACAGTTGGAACCATTTTACGCACGTCACGCTTCACATTTTCTTCGTCATCATCTGCTGGTGTGAAATCTTTTTTCTTTGCGTATGGATCCATTTTATATGTTCTTGCTCTTGGTGCTGCAATATCTTTTTCATAATTTTTTCTTGCAACTTTATTGAATGCTTTTTTCCAATCAGCAGCACCTTCTTCAACTGTTTCTACTTCTTCTTTGGCTAGTTTAGCAGTTGCCTTTTCAATACCACCAAGACGCTTTTTAGCACCTTTTCTGTAATCTCTCGCTAAATCCATATATGCTGCTTTATTTTCTGGATCTCTTTTTCTTGAGCCCGACGTTTCAAAACTGGCAGCAATTCCTGTCTTTGCGCGCACTTGATTTGCTGCTTTGTTGACATAAGAAGCCAATGTTGATTTCTTGAGTTCATCAATGTGCTCAACTTCTTCTTTCGTTAGTTTTTCTTTTGCCTTTGCAACTCCAGCTTCGCGTCTGTCCATTTTCGCAAGAGCCCATGGATAGGTCTTTTTCATATATTCTGGATCAGAGCCATCACGACCACCATAACGCATTTGATGATAGTCGTACGCTTTTTTCATTTCTTTACTTGCTTTTTTAGCATAACTTTGCAAAGTAGATTTTTTGAGTTCATCGACTTGTTGGAATTCCTCATACATGTGTCGAGGTTCTTGATCATTAATTACATGATGTGTATATTTTTTTCCGTTGTGGGTGACATTAACATGTGATTCTTCTTCACCCCCAGAATCTACAATAGCCTGAATCTCATGAGGTTCAAGATGATCATTATCGCCTCGTTTTAGAGCTTTATGTACAACATCGTCAGTTAGATCATGGTGCGAACGCACCGTATATCCGTAAGATTTACCGTTGACTTTTCCTGTATAATGAAAGAGTCCACCTTCATCAATCTGCTCGGCTTCTTCATTCATCTCACCTTCCATATAATTGGCGGCAGTAAGAACATAATCTTCAGCAAGAGTAATCTTGCTTTGTACCCACTCAGGTAAGTTTGTTGAGTCGTCAAGCATGTCGTGCAACTTCTGAGCATTTGTAATAATGCTCTTTAATTGCGACTTTGCCATGTCGCCTTCGTAGTCGTATTCGCGCTCGTCTTTTTCTTCTGTGAAGTGTGTCTTAACGAGAAGATTAGCGAAAATATCTTTATAGTCACTCATTTTACTTACCTTTTCTTTGAGTTAATAATTGTTTTAGTTTTGCTCTTGCTAAATTACGAGCGCGACGAAAACCATATGGATGTTTTCCAGCAGGGGCATTTGCTGGTTTTGTTTTAACTGGTCCACCAAGAATTGTTTCTGCTTCTTGTTTTGTTGCTTCATCAACAACGACAACTTCTTCCTGCATCTTACGCATTTTGCGAGCGAGAGAGGCATAATGACCATATGCTGTACCTGCTTGACGCTTTGCTTTCTTTTCAGCCATCTCTTTGTCGATTAGATCTTGACGAACTTTCTGCTGCTTTGGTAACAATGCTTCATCAGTTTGTTCAACATTTTCACCAAGACGACCAGCCTTAATCGTTCCACCCGCTTTCACATAAGAAATAATGTCACGATTAGTTTCTAATCCACCACCAAGACCTTCTCCACCTTCGCGGCGACGTCTTCCCATTTCACGAACGCGCTCTGAAGAAGAAACAAGTTCTTTGTTTTTCTTCGAATTTGCAACAGCAGCAATAGCAGCCATACGTGCCTTTTTCTTATTAATGTCACCAACATCTTTCTTGGCTTGAGCGACGCTCTTTTGTGCGCCCTCATGACCAATGCTCTTCAGAAATTCTTGGAACTTTGGATTTTTCGCATGAGTTTTCTTCAGTTTGCTCTTGAGCGCTTCGGAACCAGAAGTAAAAACCTTATGCCAAGCAGCATTTTCGTTAATATCGTTCATGCGAATATCCTCGGTTAATTAAACGCCCTTGAGCGTTGTGGCAACCATCCAGTTAAGTTTACCGAACTCTTCAATCTTGGCTTGCAAGAAGTTGGAGAATCCAATTTCGTTGGCAGCTTCGGCAGCTGCATAAAGCGTCTTCATTTCGCGAATGAGTTTGCTCATCTCATTGTTTAGATTCAAAAGCATTTCGCGTGGTGCAAGCATTGTAGAAGTATCTTCTACGATTGAAGACTTACGAGCAAGCGTTGCTGGTGAAAGTATTACATATCCACCAAGGATACGAATATGTTCAGCGTGCGGGTCAACTGACTCGTACAAACCCTCATAAACTTTCTTGAAAAGTTCATGGTATTGTGGGAAGTTTGCGCCGTCGACATTCAAATGATAGGTATGAGCCTTCAAATAAACGCCATAAACGTCGTTTAGAGCCTTATCAGCCATTGTGACAAGACCTGCCTTTTGTACTTCTACATCTTCTTTTAACTTCGCAGCCATAACAGACTTTGCTGCGCCAGCTACTGAAAGTAGTGATTTATCTTTAATGAACATGAAATTTACTCCTGGTTAGGTTCTATTATTTATTTGTCACTCAATCTCATCATTAAATTCTTCTTTAAATGCTTCGTTGAAATCTACTGATTCACGACGCAAATCTTTGTCTGCTGTGTGGTATGTTTTACCCTTCGTAATATACGAATTCACACGAGCATGACCCCATTGTTGTGGGGTTGTTCCTGGACGGTGACCCGAATTCCAAGCCGCAACTCCACGGTTATACACTTTACGAAGTGTTCCGAGAGAAACACCCGACTTCTTGGCTTTTGCAGCCAATGAAGTATCGGCTTTACCTTCTTCGATTGCTTCTTCGGCAACTCTTGGTAGTTCTCTGTATGATTTTGCTAGAGTTTTTGAAGGTAGTTTCTTAGCAGCTTTACGACCCATTTGAAGCGCAGATCCAGCAAAAGGAACTTTGCCGCTAATTGCAGCATTGACACCAGCCTGACGCATTACAGCATTTTTCTTTTGTTTATTAACGTCAATTCTTTCGTCTAAATGAGTTTCTTCTGCATACACAGTTCGAACTCTTTGTGCGTTTGGGCGCATTGAAGTGATTCTGGTTTGCTTATCTAATTTTTTAAAGAATGCTCTTGCATGAGCATGACTAAATGCTGGTTTTTTCACCTCTGGTTTCTTTCTTTTCATAAAGTCCAAGAAACCTTCGCGCTGAGTTTGAGGTTGTTCAACTTCTTCCTTACGCATCTTGGATAAATTATCATGGAATGCTTTTGCTTTTACGGGATCTGTTTTTGCAAGTTTGTCGTAGATCTTTTTGTTGTTCTTATCAACTTCTGTTTGTGTGCCTAAACGCCACTCTGCGCGCCAGTATGATGGCTTGAGTTTCTTTTGGGCTTCATCGAGTTCGACTTCTTCGTTTGTCTTAGCGGCTTGCTTCTTTGCATATTCTGCACGAGCCTGAGCCAGCATTTCCTCGCCACGCTTACGGCTGGCATCGCTTGCAGTTTTTTCTCTGTCAAATGCACGACCCAACTTTTCTGCTGCACTCATACGGCGAGCTTCATCAATAACAGGACCATCATGTTCAACGCTATCGCCAACATATGTACGACCTGGTTCATATACAGGAAATGGTCGTGCTGGTTGAGATGCATTGAACTTTTTTGTCAATTGTTTTTGAGCAAATTTTCGTGCTTTATTAGTGTTGCCAAGTTTTCTGAGTGGATTTGGGTCACCAGCTTTGTCTGTTTTTACGGCAGCGTCAACGGTTCTCATCGTAAAGGGTCTTTTTTCTTGACTGACTTTTAGATACTTTTTGTAATCGACCTCATCCACCTGCTCGACTTCTTCATCCATTCGCTTCTTTACTGCAAAACCGCCTTTAGGTGAGAGTTTCTTGTTATGCTTTTCTGGATCGTAAATATTTGCAGTACCATCTTTTTCTGACTTTTCAGTTTTTGGATTGTAGTGCATTACGCTACCAGAGCGACCGAAAGAAACTTTCTTTTCTTCGTGCAAACGAACATTGCTAATATGAGTTTTGTATAGTGGCTTGTGTGTGCCGCCACCAAGAGAAGATTGACTGTGATCGCTGCGGAAATAAACGTGATTATCTTTAATCTTTTCTACAGTGCCAGTATTTTGACCGCCTTTAATTGTTACAACGCGATCGCCAACTTTTGGTTCAGGGCGAGCTTTATTCATTGCAGCCAACACACCTGCGACTTTACTTTCGTTTTTCATCGTTTCTCCCAAACTCTTAAAATACTGTACTTGTCTTTCTCTTTTCATTGCGCCAGCTTTTGTATCGTATGTACCAAGATTGCGTCCTGTCTTTTTAGACACAAGACGAAACTTGCCATCAACTTTTACAATTGACTCGTCCATCTTTGGACTTACACCTTTGAATTCTCGCTTGGCGTCTTCATTGTCCCAATATGCACAACACATTCTTTCAGTTACGAAATCATGAATGTCTTCATGATTGCAGTAGGCTTTAATCTTTACGTTAGCCTTTCCTGGTAGCGTTACCAAGTCAACATGCTTTGCCATTTCAACATAGGCTTCGTTTGGTGCTTTCAAACCACCAAACTCGTTTAGTTCGTTTTTATCAACTGGCTTCTCTGATTCCTTTACCCAGTGAATGCAATTAGCGCAGTTTGTTCCTTCAATCTTTTCTGGTGCACCTTCAATTACAATACCAATTTCCTCACTAAACATTTTATGAAAACGTTTAGTGTATTTGCTTGGTTTTGTTTTTGCAGTTGCATCGCCAGGAGCAGGTTTATATGCTCTTGAATCTTTGTCTGAATACTTGCTCATTTTTTTCCAATGAGCAGCGCGAGCCTTTGCTGTGGACGTGCTAAGACCAGCCACATACTTTTTAGGTAGCCCCGATTCTTTGTCCTTTGTCACTGAAGGAAACTTTTTCATTTTGTTTCTTCTTGCACTGCAGTTGATGTTAAACCAATACCGCCTGTAGGCACAGCACCCATTCTTCCATCAAAGTAACTGCTCATTCCAGACTTTGCGACAGAAACAGGAGTTAAATCTTTTAACTTCTTTTTCTTAGGCTTCTTATTTTCTTCTTCGCCGATGGTTGGCTCAGCAGACCTGGCAACGGCAATGCCGCCCCCTCTTGCATCTCCCGAATATCCTTCCAATGGACTCTGTTCTTTTCTTCGAACGCCTTTCTTTTTATCTTCATCAGCGATTTTTTCAGCTTGCGAATAATCTTTAACATCATTTGTCACTTGTCCTGGTGTTAAATGTTTAATGAAATTAGCAGCGTCATCCGCGCCTGCCTCTAAAACTTTTTCGTCAAGAAAACGTTCAACACCTTCTGACAATTCTCTCAACCAACCTGCAATTTCACTCTTACGAGTTTCTTCAGCAATAATAATATTTTCTGAGTTATCGTAAATGAAGAATGTTTTGAATTGTTCAAAGAACAAATTCATATTTGCAACTGACGTTTGATACCGTTGTGAACGAACTTCTTCATTAAAGGTCTTTGAGCCTTTTGTGAGGCGGAAGTTGTTACGATTGCGAGAAACTTCATCTGAAGTATAGACGAATACCATGGCTGTATCATAACCCATGGCTTCAAGAATTGCTTTTGAAACGATAATCTTTTCTTTATTCTCAGCAGTGCCATTAATAATTACAGATGGATGATCTTCAAGTTCAAGAAGATTCTTCTGTTCTAGAATTGCTTTGTTTAATTTATCGAGACTTAATTCAATTAAATTGTGCTCATTGAACACTGAATGAATAAGAAAATCTTTACCGCTTCCTGGTCCACCAACAAGGAAAATTGCTTTATAACTTTCTTTTAGTTTACTCATGCCTGCTTTTACCTTGTCATGTATATGTGCGCCAAGTTTCTTGTCGCTATATTTTGAAATAAATTCGTCTCTTTTTCCAGCAGCAACTAATGCTCGATGTTTAGAAGCAGATTCTCCTTCTTCTCCTTCTGAATCTGGATCGCGATGACCTGCTGATTTGACTTCTATCTTTTTAATTTTTGGGAATTCTTTTGCACGATACTTGTTCAATAACTCTTGATATTCACCGACACGATCCGAACCAGCATGAATCGTGACGTGAGTATGACCCTGCTTTTCCATATGCTGCATAGCATGAATGATGGTGCGGATCTTTGGGTGTGAAACGACGTTTGCCTTCGGAAATAGTTTACGAAGTGCATGAACTTTATCCCCATGAGACAAGGGATTGCTACGGCTATCTTGCGTGTGGGTTGGGAAAATATAGTGTGTCCCGCCTGTTTTTTCGGCGTGCTCCATCGCACCGTGGACGACTCTTCCGTGACCTTCTTCTGTTGGAGGGTTAAAACGACCCCATACTACTGTTGCTTTACTCATATTTTTACCATCTGTTGGCAATAAGATTATTTATTCTTCCTTCCTTTTAGAAGATTTTGTCGCGCGAACTCTTCGCGATCGACTAATTTTGTGGGGTGACCATTATGAACCATTACAAATCCCTCAGGCTTGGTAGCCTTACCTTCAATATGATGCTCAAATTCAGCGGAGGAAGATAACGTATTTACCAAAGCATTTTTAGCCTTTTGAATGGCGTGGTGGATTTTAAATGCTTGAGATAGATGGCGATGATTGCGGTTTACGTCGTTATTGAATGCATTAAGGGCTTCGTGTTGCTTTAATTTACCTTTTTGAGTCTTTTTCTTCTCAATTTCATTCTCGAAACGATTGGAAACAAAGGAACGATAACCCTCTACGCTCGGTTTAGTACCTTCTCGGACAGTATGATTGATGTATCGATCTAGGTGCTCGCCGTGTGAACGAACCACGTGATACATCTCAGGATGAGACGCCTGATGATGGCGAACTGCGGCTTTGAGGTAAGTATCGAACTCTTTTTTATTCTTTTCGGAATGTTCCGCAGGTTTAACGCCTGGGTGAATTAGATGAACATCTGAATGAGAACCGAACTTATCGTGGTCGACGTCGAATCCAGCGGTCATATCGCTTAAATCCGATCCGTGGTATTTGGTATGAACGACCAAACCGATATGAGCCTTGGCTATCTTTTGACCGTGTTCTGAATCTGTAGGAGTAGAATAGGTGATCGTATTTGGAGTGAAATGATATTTTCCACCCTTTTTAGCCACGTCACCTTTGGTATACATTAGGTCGCCTTGATAGACGCCGTGTTTTGGAGCAACTTTAGGGAGATGGCGTAGTGCGGTTTTGAGTTTTTCAACTAAACCTGGAGCGTGACCGTGGTTCTTTTCGATATCGGCTTCGGTATAATTAATTTTGGGGCTTTTGTTAAATGCAGACTTGCTGGCTACGAAAAACTTGCCCGTTTGTGGATGACGACCAAATACGAGCGAAGGAGATCCGTCGTACTTGGTCGTCACTTTTGTTGTATTGAACGCACCGTGAAGTTTGTCGTTCACTGCCGAGAGAGCATCAACTGTGTGGTGAAATCCAGACTCACCACCGTGAATAAAGTTATCTTCAGCGTGTGTTAAGTGTGTTAGATGCTTAACTGGTTCAATTTCTTCCGTTAGATAATTTCTAAAAGATAACATTAAAATATACTCTCTCCGCTCTGTGGGATATGAGTATATTTAGTTTCTTTTAGATTACTGCTTCATCTTAGCAATTGCTTCAGCTAATGCTTCACGCACTGGACGCATTGCAGGATGGGCTGGAATTGTGCAGGTTGAACGCGAAGCCAACGTAGCAGCTTTGAATTCTTCCTCAGTAAACCACTGAACGTTCTCCAATCCCATCAATTCAACGAGTTCATGCATATTGACCGAACCTTCGTTGACGAGATTTACAGGACCTGTTTCGCCCTTTTCGATAAGATCACAGGCAACGCGAACGGCTTCGTCGAGATCCGTAAGAGAGTTTTGACCTGAGTCAATCAACTTACCAGTCTTGGCATAGTTCATTACCTTTGTGAGATAATTCTTCTTTTCATTCAAACCAGTGAATGGCATACGAATGCGAAACACAAGAGCACGATCCTTCAAGTAAAGATCTGAAACGCCCTTGGTAACGGAATAGATGCTACCGAAGTAATTTGGATCTTCGTTTACATGAGTGATCTCGCCTTGGTAAATGCAACCGCTCGAGAAGTGAGCCAACTTTGTCCAGCCTCTGTTGCATGCATCAAGAAGTAGGGCTGGGAAAATGGCATTTGCTTCTGCCGTTTCTTCGCGTTGCAACTCACAAGCATCAACGTTTGGTGAACCAGTCATGCCTGCGCAATTTACCACCCACTGATACCCACCGTCAGTAGCCTCTTCAAGAGCATCTTCATGGCTACAATAAGTTACAATATGACCTCGTTTGACGAGTTCATTGAAAACTTTTTTACCTGTCCATCCACGACCAACAACTAGAATTTTCATTTTACACCTCAACTATAACGACCCATAGATATGATTTTATCAAGATACTTACCATAATCAGATTTTGAATACTTCTTAGCGGCATTCGATAACTGATGTTGTGTAATCCAAGCATTACGATAAGCAATTTCCTCTGGGCATGCAATCATTGTGCCAGTTCTTCTTTGAACTGAACCCACAAAGGTTGATGCTTCAGCAAGAGATTCAAAAGTGCCTGTATCAATCCAGGCAATACCACGATTTAAATATTCCACCTTACAGCTATGATCTTTCATGTAGATATTGTTAATGTCGGTGATTTCAAGTTCACCACGAGCAGAAGGAGCAATTTGCCACGCATAATCTACGACGTTATTGTCGTAGAAATATAATCCTGTCACAGCATAGTTTGTTGGAGCAACTTTTGGTTTCTCAAGAATTGCAACTGGATCGCCGTGTTCGTTCACTTCAAGAACACCGAAACGTTCTGGATCCTGAACATGATAGGCGAACAAAGTGCAACCTTGATTGTTTTTGGCATAATTGAAGCGATTGATTAAATCATTTCCGTAGAAAATGTTATCGCCAAGAATCAAAGCAACTTCGTCTTTACCAATCCATTTCTCAGCAATACGAAAGCACTCAGCAATTCCTTTTGGCTCTAATTGAACTGCGTATGTAATGTTTAAACCCCATTGCGACCCATCTTTGAGCAAACGTTTAAATTGCTCAGCATCATTGGGTGAATTGATGATCATAATATCGCGAATACCAGCAAGCATTAGCGTAGTGAGCGGATAGTAAACAAGTGGCTTGTCGTAAACAGGCAACAATTGCTTTGATGTCACTTCAGTGCATGGATACAAACGAGTGCCCATGCCACCAGATAAGATTATTCCCTTTCTCATTTATACCACTCCAATGTTTTTTCAAGACCCACAATAATATCTGTTTTTGCTGACCAGCCAAGTTCCTTTTGAATCTTTTCAGCGTTCATTGCATATCTAAAGTCATGACCTTTACGATCACTCACAAAATTAATCCATGACTGATACATGTTGATTGGTTTGCCCATAATGTCAAGAATCATAGCAACCATTTCAAGATTACTTACTTCGTGACCGCCACCAATATTATATCGCTCGCCAGATTTAAAGTTTTTACCAATCTCAAGTAAAGCCTCGCAATGATCTTCGACATATAACCAGTCACGAACGTTTTGACCTGTGCCATAAACAGGAACAGGCGTATTGTTTTTGATATGCCGAATTACAGTTGGGATAAACTTTTCTTTGTGTTGACGAGGACCATAATTGTTCGAGCAATTGGTCACAATTGCATCAATCTTATGAGTATTTACATAAGACCGAACAAGATGATCGCTGGCGGCTTTAGTTGCCGAATACGGATTGCGAGGATTGTATGGAGTTGTTTCCATAAATGGAGGATCTTCGCGAGTCAAACTACCATATACTTCGTCAGTTGAAATATGAACGAGTTTACCGCCATATTTTTTGATGCACTTTAAAATGTTGTGAGTGCCATTAATATTAGTGCTGAGGAAAACATCGTCACCGTCAATAGAATTATCAACGTGAGACTCAGCAGCAAAATGGTAAGTAATTTCTGGTTCATAACGATTGTACAGTAAATCTAGATTTTCATGATCTCTAATATCGACGTGTTTCAAAGAAACACGCCAATCGTCCAAATATCCTTCTAGGTTTTTGACATCTGCTGCATAAGAGTTATTGTCAATAATAACAAGTTCGTCTGAGGGATATTTTTTAAGGTGAGCGATTACAAAATTAGAACCGATAAATCCCAAACCACCAGTCACAAATGTAGTCATAAAACCTCATCGTTCAACAATCACAACGTTTTTATTTATGCGCTTTTTATACGCAGCCAAAATTCTAATTCCTGGATATTCTTTTATACTCTTTCTCGTCTTATCATTACGAATAAAGAAGTATACATCTTTATCGCCTTTTACATCTGTCATGTCAGTAATTACATGACTTACATCAATTACCAAATTTTCACCTTCTAATTTAAAGTCATCATTACTGAATGTCTTTGTGATCACAGCACCATTTTGAGCAAGATCTGATCCGAATACAACATCGTTCTTTTCTTTGCGAGTTGATGTGACTGCAATATTAGGTTCAATTGTATAATAACTTCCTTGATTAATCAACTTTGTTTGCTCATTTTTTATTGCTTTATCAATAATTTTTTTGGCTTCTTCGCTAAAATATGAGTCCGCAGATTCCCAAGTTTCAGCATCATCTTTTTTGATTGATACAGGAAACTTCTGCATTCTTTTATTCATAAACATTACATCTGCTTTTTTTCTTCCTGCAGTGTCCGCACCAACGGAACCCACAGAAGTGCAAGATGGTATTTTAAAGGTTTTATTTTTTCCTTTGAATACAATATTCACACTGCCCATTTTCTTTATGGTCTTTTGAACCATATCAACTAGGAATTGTTCATTTCCAACTCCAGCAGAGGCACCTCCCTGCTTACCCGCAGGTTTTGCCAAAATCACAAATTTCCCGATCTTCACTTTACCGACAGAAGATTCAGAAGATGGGTTTTTATCGTAGTTACTTCCCTTTATGCTCTTATTTAAATTTTTAAGAACATCTATTCGATTTTCTTCCGTCAAAACCGCAATTTTGTTATTGCTAATTTTCTTAACATTTCTGTAACCAATAGAATTGACTAAAGCAATTACAGTTTCAATCGAAGTGATTTGCGGCATCTAATCACTCGTAGATTCTTGGATTTTTTTTACCGTAGTTTCTCATAATAACTCCAGCAACACTATTTGCTTCGTTCTCAAATTCGCTACCAGTTTCACCAGCGTAGTTTGTTAACACACCATCTAGATTTTGTTTATGATGTACCATTTCATGGGCTAAAGTTCTAAGAACGTCAGCAGTATGTCTACCGCCTGTATTCAAATAGATCTTTTTCTCGCTCGGAGAATACCCACCAAAACTCTTATTTTCAGCAGCAATAGCCTTATCGGGAATTAGCACTAGTTCAGGCATTTCGCTTACGTTTAGATAATCTCTACAGTAATCCATAAAGTCGTCAATGTGACTTTTTGTTTCCTGTTCTTTTAGGTATTGCTTGTACTTCAACATTGAGTTTGTAAACCTTCTTAAGAAACCGTTTCCATATCTTCGGATCGGCTTTCCGAAAATGCAGTCGGTACATATAGATTGACTCGCATTCGGTCCAATTAATCTTATGTGCCTTACGAAGGTTATTTATATTCAGATGCTCGGCTTGAGTCTCATAAGCGTGAGCATCAATCTCGTCTGGATTTCCATAGTACATCAACTTCATACGATCTTTTTTCTGCTTTGGCGTATACTGTTTAGTGTAAGAATAGCCTCGACCACGCTGTTGATGCTTATGGCGATACTCGTGGTGAATCGCTCGAACGACTTTTATCGCCAGATTCTTGGCTTCTTTTTCGGTAATGACCACCTTTTTATTCGCAACAGGAAAACTTAACGTAATCAATATGTTTTCAGGAATCGTCGAAAAGATTCGAGGACAATATTGCCCTGAAACAATAACTGAGTGGTTTGGGAGATGGGCTTCATCGTAGCGCGAGGAAGTGAAATAAATGATAGACTTCTGAAACGTTTTATTCAGACTGCGAATGATAGCAGGTACAGACTTGACGCCCACCCAAGATGGGCTAATGGCGTCAACTTTTTTCTGTATCTTGTCTAATTTCATACCTTAATGGCACTGAATTTATTCTTCGGTCTATCTCTATCCATTCCGCGATCTAACTCCTGCCCCGAATCAGCCAAGGTCGTTTGTGCGGCGGCTTCAACATCATAAAGTTTCATCTTGGAACGATCAACGCCGATCACAAAACGCTTATTCATCGTTGGATCATTATATCTATTCTTCAACTGTTTCACCATAATGTGATTCAGTTTTTCGAGTTCCTCGGAAGTAATTAGGGCAAACATAAAGTCAGCCGTTGCAGGCAAACCAAACGATTCAGAAGTATCCTCAAGACCAGGATCGGTATTGGTGAAACCTGAGCGAGTCGTTTGAGTGGCTGAAACAATCGGGACTTTAAACTCAACTGCAAGACCACGAATTTCTTCCGCAATCGCTTTGATATATGAATACGAGTTTACGTTCGCGCCGTGTTTCAAACGAGCCGACGCACATATATTCAGATAATCAATAAAGACGATATCGGGCTTAAAGTTTTTCTTGATGGCAAGTTCATTCAACAACGTTCGAAAGTGAATCGAACCTGCGGACGCAGTTGGATATTCTTTAATGATCAACTTACCTTTAATATTCTCTTTGATGCGAGAGATCTTTCTTTCATAAGTATCTTTCGGTAAGTTTGCAAGGTCATCCAACTTAACGTTCAAGAGATTCGCGTCAATACGTTCAGCAATCTTTTCTTCAGCCATTTCAAGAGTAATGTACAAGACGTTATAGTTTTGACTCAACGCACCTGCCGCCACATGACACATGAATAGCGACTTACCAACGCCAGTTCCTGCCAACGCAACGTTTAGAGTTTTAGTCGGCAAACCGCCTTTAGTGATACGATTGAAGAAGTCTAGATCGAAAGGGATGCGCTTTTCAACTTGATGATAGAAGTCAAATCGCTTAGAAGCATCTTCAATATAGTCGTGACCAATGTTAGGATCGAACGAAACTGAAAGCGCATCCGAAAGAATCTTCGGAATCGCACCTTTAGTCTTATCAGTCTTTTCATCTAGAATATGAATTGATTCTAGAATTGCATTATGAAGTGCTTTCTCTTGACAAAACTTTTCAGTCAACTCAAGAAGCCATTCCATCTTACTTGAGTCATCGCTGGACTTCAGCGATTCAATCAATTCATTTGTCTGGCGAAAATCTTCTTCAAAGAGATTATCTCTCTGAGAAAGAGAGATGTTAATCGCTTCAAATGAAGGAACGTTATTATATTTTAGAACATAACTTTGTACTTCTTCAAATACTATTTTTTCGACTCTTTCTTGGAAGTACTCGCTTTTTAGAAACGGAAGGGTCTTTCTTACGAACGGTTCGTTTTTGAACAGGTTCTTCAATATAATTTGCTCGATCTTCGTCAAACTCATTTTCTGCTCCCTTCAACTCTTGTTCTAAAGAGTTAATTCTTTCATCCGCCGCTTTAATCGCATCTTCAAGAACAATCAATAGAATGTCACCAGCAATTCTATTAAAATCGCCCTTTAAAGTCAAATCGCCTTTCAGTTTACTCGGTTGCTTGATAACGTCAACATCAAAGTTTGCTTTTGCTGAACCATCACTCAGCGTTTCACCAATTTGAATTCTACCGATAGTGAAAATGACATCTTTATACTTTCCTTTTAAAAGACGAAAAGCAATTGATACATTATCGTTTTTATAAACGTCAGGCTCATGATAAATTTCATAATACTTACCTTTGCGATACTTGCGATCGCGATTCCACTTATGAAATTTGTCTAGGAAATTACTCATCATCTTCTACATCTCCTGCAGGAGTGGTATCTAGATTACCAGCAACAGCAGAACTGAATTGATAGTTCTTACGAATCCATTCTTTGAATCCGTCATCCGCAAGAATGCTATCCCAGAATTCGGCACATTCAGTATCAGCCAAACGCCACTTCTTGGCTTCAACTTCGCCAGTGGCGGTATTCACTTTTGCATACCAACCTACATTAGGCTTCGTAACATGACCAGACTCAAGTGCCATGTCAAGAAGACCACTGTACTTGCTAATGCCGCCATCGAAGCGAACTGTGACGGGGATCTTGGCTTTTTCACGAACATAGCGAGACTTCTCCACGTTGATGATAAAGTTATAACCAATCAAATCAGTACCTTCTTTTTCTTGCTGACGACCAAGGATGTAGATGTTATCAGCAGAGTAATAGGAACCTGTTCCGCCGCCGACAATATCCTTGGGATACAAACCTATTTCTTTATAGGTGTGATTTACTACAACCATAGGAATGTCTTTTAAGGTGAGATGAGGTGTTACCATACGGAACAGGGATTTTATTTGCTTTGCGCGGCTCATGTCAGCGACTGACTTACCATCCAACGCATCCTCGACTTCTTTCTTCGAAGCCAAGTTACCAATTGAGTCAATGACGATCATTACACGCTCGCCACGCTCGATGTTAGTCAACTGTTGCATAATGTCAAACTTCAATTGCTCAACGTCCGTGATTGGAGTATGAACAACGCGATCGGTATCAATACCAAACGAAGTGAAATAGTTTTGTGGAGTACCAAACTCTGAGTCGTAGAACAATACAACTGCATCTGGATACTTAACCTGATATGCTTTCACCATCAAGAGACTGAACGCAGTCTTGAAGTGCTTTGACGGACCAGCCCACATCGTAAGACCAGGAGTGAAACCGCCATCAAGGTCGCCAGAGAAGGCAACGTTCACAACGGGAATGCTGGTTTGAATCATGTCCTTTGCGGCAAAGAACTTGGAACGAGCAAGAATTGCTGAATCCTTAATCGTGGAATTTTTCTTAATCTTATCAAGTAAACTCATTTGTATCTCCTATGAGAAAAAGTCATCTAGCGAATTAGTTTTCTCGCTCTTCCAGTTAATACTGTCAAGAACAATCGTCAACGGATCGAGAAACGCTTTCTCGAATTGAGTATCATAATCTAAATATGGTCCCAAGTCAAATTCTTTCGGGATAGTTGTTAAGAACGATATGACGCTACATTGAAGTGGGTTTGGTTCCTTTACATACAAGAACTTTATCTTTTCGCCTTCTTTGATTTCCTGATACTTCTTTTCAAGGTTCTTTGTACGGATCGCATTATTAAAAATAAGTGCACCCTTAACATGAATTGGTGTACCTTTCGCATAAACACTATTCTTGTCAGCATATTCTCTTACTCCATTCACCGATCTCGGGAATGCAACATCTTCAACAGGTAATGTCTTAAACTCTTTGCGGAAGTTTGCAATAAACTGAATCAAGGTATCTTGATCTTTTGTGAGAATAACTTCAAACGCTTCCTTAATCTTTTCGCGGCAAGCATTCGGCGTTGAAGATTTAACCGCTTCAAGACCCATGATCTTAAGTTTCGGTTTCTTGTATTCAACACCTTCGTTATTATACACATTGATCAGATAACGCTTCTTTGCAGTCCAAATCGCTTTGTCAGCAAGAGCCTCGCGCTTCATCTTCATCTTCTGCGCATAAGCATTTACATACTCAGACAACTCCTGATATGATGCATCAATATATGGCTGCAGTTTCTGATCACAAAACTGATCCATTGCACGAATGATCTTTAACTTCTCAACCTTTTCGATGTTCGGTATAGACTTCTTGATAAGTGGTCCGAGATTCAAATAGATTGAATCGGTATCTGAAGCAATTACATAATCAGCATTTCGCGTTTTAACAATGCCGTTGATATAGGCATTAAGTTTATTTTCAATCCACCGAATAGATAACTGACCGCTGAGAGTGATCGCTTCAGCAATACGAATATCAAAGAAACGGAAGTATTGATTGCCGATAGCACCGTAAGCCGAGTTCAATGTTACTTTCTTAGCCAACTGAATGTTATTGAATTTAGCAATTTGCTTTTCGAGTTCTCGCTTTTCAGATTCTGAAACAGATTTCTCGAGTAACTTCTTTGCTTCAGTCGCTTTGTTCTTGTACATGGCGCGATCTTCATACATACGCTCCATGATCTCGGACAAGAATCCTTGCTTGCTGATATCAAACAGTTGACCGTTTGGCGTTACCGTAACATTCAACTTCTTTAATTCTTCAGTTGGTATCTTACCATCAAGCAGTGAATCGACATTGATCTTACTACCCCATTGAGACATAAACTTACGCATTTCATCCGTATAGTTTTTAGGTTCAATCAACATTTCAGGTGAAAGATTGTATTGCATGATCAAGTGCGGATACAGACTGTTCAAGTCAAACGAGGCAACCCACTCGTGCATACCAAGGATTGGATCTTTAACGAATGCGCCAGCATATTGACTATCCTTTTCTGCATTTCTGCGTGGAGGAATAACCATATGCTTGGCTTTCAGAGTATTGTATGTGATTGTATCCCACATTCGTACTTGCGAGAACACATCATCATAATTTACTTTAGCGTCATACGCCAAAGTCATCGCAAGTTCAATCAGGCGAATTTTATCTTCGAGTTTCTGAACCAGCTCTACGTCGCGAATGTTATACTCAATAAACTTTTGATAATCAAGTCTATAGAGTTGATGTAGATTTTCATATTCAGAATAGTCTAACTTACGCTCGCCAAGTTCAACGCTACAGATATGATCTAGTTTGTATGACTCTTGATTTGGATTTGCTGAATACTTGCGATAGAGTTCGTAGTAGTCTAGAATTGAAATGCCATAAAGTTCATAGCAAGTTTGTTTCTTGCCACGAAAATTAATTTCACTCGAAGTGACTTTACCCCAGGGCGAAAGTTTCAATGCCTTGTCTTCACCAAACAAGCGAGTGATGCGGTTTACAAGATATGGAAAGTCGAAGAAACGAACGTTCCAACCGCTGACAATATCAGGATAATATAAAGTCCACTTATCAATAAACTTTTCGATAAGTTCAAACTCATCCTGACACTTGATGTATTCAGTATTCTCGAAGGTGTTATTGAAGTCGCCACAACCGAAAACATAATTGCGACCACCCATACCGAGAGTGATGGCGGTGACTTCTTCAGTCGCCTTTGAAGGTTCAGGGAATCCGTTTTCAGATCCAACCTCAATGTCGATATATGCAACACATATCTGACTCAAGTCCCAATCAATTTCTTCTGGGAAGATGTCAGATATGAATGCATACTCATAACGGTTTGAACCGTACACTTCAAAGTTGTTGACATCTTTAAATTCATCCATGAAGTTTCTTGCCTCACGAATGGATTTAAAGACCTTTTCTTCAACATACTCTTTATTCAGAGTTTGCCATTTAGTTGGAGTTGTGGATTTAACATAGAACTTTGGATTGTAATGAACCTTCTTGCGGAATCTCTTACCATCTTTAATCCCGCGAAACAACACATTGTCACCAATAATGGTGACATTAGTGTAAAATGCACTCATACAATCAGTTGTTTTGGAGGAGTTACGATGCCGCCGAACATTGAGTTATAGGTATTCTTGACATCGTCAGAAGCATCGCCAGAAGTAATGATTCTATCGTGAGATATCTTTTTATTACCTTCCATAAGATTACACCAAGGAACGAAACCAAAAGTAAATCCGTCTTGTGCAGGACGAAGCATAATTGAAAGTGGATTCTTCAATTCAATATAACTTTCATTTTCAGAAACAACTTCGCCAATAATTTCTTCGCCTGTAATCAATTTTAAAATTCTAACAGTCATTTAGTTCACCTTTATTTAAATTTACCGACATCTAGTATATCAGATTTGTGCACTTCAACGTAACCTTTTTTACCAGAGACTTTGATTGCCCGCCCTCTAGTTTTGTGCGTTGTGTTTGCTGCAATCAACAACACTATTGCCAACGGATCAAATACAAACACAAGCAATATTATAACCCATCGCACAGCAGAATCAAAATGATTTTCAGCCTCTTTACCATATATCAACTCAGCGATATACTTTAGAGGACCAATTTCAACTTCTTGTTTTTTCTGTTCGGAAAGGAGTTTGTTACGCTCGCTTTTTAATGAAAGAATTTCTTTGTCTATTTCTGATCTATTCATCTCAATCGTTTTTCTTTCGGAATCTAAACGTCGTTTTTCCTGTAAACCTTTCGTCACACTTCCAAGTTCTATATACTTGACCAAAGTATTATCTATGTTTGTGATTTGCTTGACATAAAGATCTCGAGTGAATTCTTTACTTTCAATATTATCGTTTATTGTTTCAATCTGCGCAATTAAATCACTTGTACTTGTAGCCGAACTTTCAATGTGTGCTCGAGAAAGGTAACCAAATATTCCCATTGAGGTGATGAGCATTAGTATTGCAATTGCGGTCGACATGTACGATCGCATCAAGATAGAGCACTGATCCCAATTACGATACAACCAAGAAACTGAAACAAGTTTAGCGACTTCAAGTGCTGCACCCATCATTAAGATGGACCAAAATGCTCCACTGAATATTGCTGTAAGCCCAATAATTGAGTAGTACGCCGCAACACCTGACAGAAATAGTGCGGTCATTAAAACGATAATTTGCATCTAACAGACCGAATAAACAAGTTTAATATTTATTCAACGACTTTCCTGCTAGACATTGCCTTCCATTTTCTGGATACGGCTCGATCTTCTTCCGCTTGTATTTCGGTTTTCTCTATTCTCTTGCGTGGATACCCGTCCAAAAGAGTTTTATCTTTTAAACTTTTTGGGACTTGATTGCAATAAAAGACGCCATTGGACATGGTCCAGGTATCTTTTCCTACCTTAAGATACCATCCCATAAACTCTTTTATCTCAACATCATTTCTCACGAAATGATCTTTGAGTTCAGCAAGCGAATTCATCATTCACCATCAGACGAATCGCGATTTTCAGAAGTGTTGCGCTTCAACTTAAATCCAACATGACTTGCGTGAGCAGCAATCATTGCTCTACGAAGATCACCGCGCTCATGTGCGTTTTTCACCCACCCATATGTTTCAGCCATAGCAAGCGAACGCTTGATGCTGCGTGGAAGTTTAGCATTAAAGAAATCACTACGATTAGCCATTTAGTTCACCTTTGTCTATTACCATTAGGGTACTATCTTTCTTTTTATCTTTCTCTCTGAGGTCAAAAACCTTAATACATTTTTGCATCTCAGGTGGAACAATTGATGAAAGTTGATATAACCAACTGTATTCATCAATGTCTTCAATACACATCATACCATTTTCTGAGAGTTTAGGCAAGTAATATTGAATTGCCAGTTTTATCGACTCGAGTGTATGTGGACCATCATCTATGATTAAATCAAAAAAGTCATCTTTAAAAAGGTTTGATGTTTGCTCGGTGTATGCGTCTGCAATTATCTGTACAATTCTAGATTGATTGTCGAGAGCAGCACAGTGCTTAATATCGATACCAACAATATTTGCTTCTGGGAAGTAATCGCGCCATAGTAGGTGGGACCCACCATTCCAAATGCCAATCTCTAAAACATTTTTTGTCAATCTAATACGTTTAAATAACTCTCCGTATACAGATTCAACATAAGAATGTTTAACTTCAATCCATTTAGCAATTGTATTGTTTGTACTAAATTTGTCTGTGTCGTACAAATTGGTTTTACATAATTCCAGCAATTCAGTAGCCATATTTTTCTTTTCTAATAAGGATGATAGTAACATTTATGCGTTTAATGCTTTTTCACATCTAGCCCAAAACATCTCTTGATTGCCTGGGTGTGCGATTTGAAAATTATGATAGTACATATCGCCGAATTCTTGGTTACCAAATGTAGTACCAATTCCATAAACTGGCATATCGTCTTTCAATGCCCAGAAAGGTCGCTGATCTTCTTCCCAACCATATTTGTGTGGCGCTTTATCGAAAGATACAGGGAGAATAAGTTCCACTGGAACATTCTTGGCTTCAGCAGCCCAAGTATATTCTTCAGCAACATCAGATCTTTCTGTTTCTAATGCAGGAGGTTTACCGATGTTGATGTATGTTTCTTTTGAAAGAGCAATTGCCGAAGGTGCTGCAAAAAGATGTTGATCGTTTTTTATATGATTTGAACGTTGAACGTTTCCTATCACTTTACCGTTTGATGCTTGCTCAATATAGTATTCAATTGCCTTTTCGCTTAATGGAATACAATCAATGTCGAGAATTAATACCACATCGTGATCCAATTCTTGCTTAACTCCCGATTCTTTCATGTATTCTGGTCCTGCGCCATTTACAGTCCAGAAGTAATCTATGAATTGAGCGTGGCTTGGCATGCCTTTAACTTGATAGAATGGGATTTTAGATTTGTTGAATTTATCAACAACTTTCTTTTGCATCTCTGGGGTTTTGTCTAAAATATTTCCCATAAAATAAGTAACAATACATGGATTTTTCATTTTGCACTCTCTAAGTTTTGTATTTCAGTAAAAAGATCGACAGCCAATTGATCGTAGAAACGTTTATGCGCTTCAAGTTTAGCATCATCTGTGCGATGATGAATTCCACGATCGGCTTGGTGGTCGGACGAAGTTAGCCTTCTTTGTATATTCTTTTTTCGATCGAAAAATGATTTTGTATACGGCAACAAATTCATATGACATATTGCCAATTGATCTGTAGCGCGAGTCAAATCCCAAAAATGCCTTCCGACTGAATATATTGAAGTTCCCAAATAATCGACATTATAGTTATGAATACTTCTCATCCAACGAGTATTCAAAACAATGTTAGGAGGGTTTTGTTGTTTCCATAATTCAAAAGATTTACCACGATGTGGATGAGGATAATCGTTTTTATAATGTACGCCATGATGGCGTTGTTCCAGCAATGGTAAATTTGGATCGGGTTCAACGTTTTCGTTTTGAACTGAATCGACCATCAGATGACAAGGAATTAAAACCTGTCTATTGAACTTGATGTTATCTAAGAATGATAGGTTTCCAATTAAAAATTCTGTCGGATTTAATGTTGTAACCCAACTTCCAGGAAACTCTTCAAACAAGTCTTTTTCAACTTTTGATAAAACAACATCCCAGAGAAAGTTGCTCACTTCTTTCTGAGTTACTTTGTAGTATCTCCAATGTGGGACATGCTTTTTATAAAGTTCGTAAGTGTTATCTTCTGAATTATCTTGCCAATTGAAGTCTACGATAACGCCAAAGTCGAATTTCTTTGCGCTATGTGGAAGCCACCACTGAAGGAGATAGTGTTCCGTATCAGTGCTTAATACTACGATCTTCATAGATTCCTCTGACTAACAATTCTTCGCATTTGTTCCAATACTTTTGTTCTTGGTTTTCTCCACCTGCTTGCCAAAACAATTCTTTATCGCCATGGCAATATGTTTTGCAATTATCTGAATCAACGTTACTAATTCTCAGTGTCAACACAGGAACATTATTTTTTCTTGCAGTAGAGAACAGATCTCTCATGTTTGGTGTTTTGAGTTTGTTGTATGTTTCTCTGCTCATTGCAATACCATCATATAATGATAAGTTTACAATCTTACCTTCCTGAGCATTTTGAATCATAAAGTCTATTGATTCAACATTCAATGGCACGACATTACAATTTAAGAAAAGAATTACTTCCGCATTCACCGATCCCTTGGAAGTTTCCTTTATTTTATCAACCATGTTTGCAGGAAAATCTTTTGGTATACAGTTGTTCATGACCCACATGAAATTTTGAAATTCAAGCGGTGGCATGTCACTACCAAAACCCAGTCTTGGGTATTGATTCACATTGTATTTCTCATACATTTCTCTCTGGAACTCAATAGTTTTACCCTTTGTTCCACCACCATGAAGAGTTACAATCATACTCTCACGACTTACCGTTTCCACGGCAAAACTCCATTATATCTTCTTGTCATTATATCGTTACCGTTTAAAAAGAAATCTGCTTGAACAGACAATCCTGTATTACCCACTCGATATTTTACCGTATAATCGAGGGTTCCGTCAAACTTTAATTTGTTGTTTGGATGCATAAGAGTTGACGCCAACACTCGATCAATCTCAGGCTGACCTGGCTCGCGGAATTTACGATACCAAAGAGGAACCATTCCGATGGCTACTTGCTTCTTTACAAAGTAGCAGTTCACGTCGATGAAAAAGTCGTTAGGATTTAGAACTGACGCCCACTTACCCAGACTCTCGCAATCATCTAAGCAAATAACTTTACCTTCTTGATCAATGATCTTGCGGAAAGAAAATGCCCAGTCTAGATCTTTTTCCTTAACCAAAGCGACAAGTTTTTCGATATGATTAGGCTCAAGTGCATTGTCTTCATCCAAGAAAATGAAGAAGTCACCATTTGCGATAAACGTAGCAGCACCATAAACGCGATGACCATTGTAACGATCGACGCCTGTTGCATATGGGAGAACACAAACGTACTCATTACTGAACGAACCACGTTCGGCACCAACTGGGAAATTCAAGTCGTATAGAATTCCATTTGCGGCACCCCATCGTTCTTGACCATCTACAAATACAAGATGCTCAACGTCTTTATACGTTTGCTCGCGAACTGACTTAATGCATTCAGCGAGATGAGGATTGCCAACGCTTGCTGTGATTACACTTACTTTCATAATTGACTTCTCTTTTTACAAAATTCCATAATGCTAGGATCATTATACTGATCTTTGTGCGGAGTGAAAAATGCTTTCTTGCGCGTTTCTGTTTCCAAAGTGATTGGAGTCAAGTAGTATGTCGCCAAACTCATTCTTGCCGTTTGAGGTGGGCAAGTCAATTCATCTGGTAGTCCGTGCCAAGAGTTATGAGTTGTATCGAACACAACTGCGCGATTAAATTTGTTTTCGTATCGCGCATAACACTCTTTGGGGAGATTTTTTTCGTAGTCGTGCGACCAGAATTCTATTCCGCCGCCCCACTCAGATTGCCAATCAGGAGTCATGTAAACAATGACATTGAAGTTTCTGCGCAATGGTAGTTTTGGATGTACAGAATAGTCCTTATGGATGTTCAGTTTACCACCACGACAGTGCGAATGCATCCCTCCGCCGTGAAGTCCATAGTCAGCATGTATCTCATCAGCGCCAGTAATGACTTGTAATTTATCTACAAACTCTTTACTGCAAAGATAGTACAATGCAGAGTAGATGTTTGCTGGAAATTTATCCCAATGCGAACATGCTTTTTTTACTTCAACTGGATTATCGTAGGCTACAGTCCAAACATCAGAGTTATGTTTGGGAAATTCTTCTGCAATCTTATTCGCAAGTTTTTCTTCAAAGAAGTTATCAATCACAACATGATTGAATGGCTTTGCGTTATTAAACTTCTCAGAAAGTGAGAGAAGATCTAATTCGTTAATCATAAAGAACCCATCAGTGACATGGTATCATATATTTAGTCGTCACTCAAAAACGACTCGCAGGATTCCTGCAAATAATATAACACCAATCACGCCATTCAGAATCATCAACGCGCGATCATTCCATTTAAAACCAACAAAGAACCAACCAACAGCCCCAATCCAACTACAAACCAAATCTATCCATTGAAATTGCGTCAAGCCGCTTGCTCGTATAGTAATGCCAATCAATGTAATGATACTGGCTGTCCATTTAACATACCACGTGATATCATACTTGGGTGTTACTGATTTAAGTGTGCTCATCTTCGACAACTTCCTTTGTTGGCTTTTCGTTCACGATCTTCGCATTCTCTTACGACAGACTTCTTCTCATCGTGAGACATTTTAGTCCATTGTGCAATTTCTTGGAGTGTGCGAAAACACCCGAGGCAGAAACCGCTTCGGGTGTTCATTTTGCATATTCCCTTACATGGACTTCTCATTACAATTTAAATTTTTCCTCAACAGTAAACTTGTCAACATAAAAACTATATGTCAACCAAGCAAACCAACCAACCAGCGAAACAAGCATGAGAATCACACCAAGTTTCGGACCAAGAAGATCGAGGAGAAAATAAAATGCAACACCACCAGCAGTAAATGCCGCAAGTGTTTTAGCAGTTTCAATCATAGCCTTTGAACGAATACTCATAAAAAATCTCCTATGTTAGCCTCGCCGCATGCGAGAGATATCTTTCATTTGCTCTTCGTCGATTACAGGCACTGCGTTCGACTTGTGCATCGTAGCAATACCCTTCACCAAAGTGCCTGTATACATCAGGCTCTCTCTTTTTTCTGTAAAGACTTTATCGGACTTCAGCGACTGAATGCTGCGAGCAGCATCAGCCCCAACTCGTGAACCATATTCAAGGCGCGGAAGTTTCTCTACTCCGAGAATTGCCGCGCTCCTGTTATACTTCTTCGCAATCACACCTTTTGGCTTGCGTTTCTTTTTGGGTTTGAAACGCGCAGCGCAATAAATCATCATACAGGATACTTCTCTACATGACCACTATAGAATCGCGAAACATCATTAATCTTTGCGAGCATCTCGTGTGGCACAGGCATATCATGAATTGAACTTAATGCAATCATTTCGTTTGCAAACTTTCGCAGTACACGAATCTCTTCCATTGTACCACGAGGCATAACCTCAAAGTCACCATTACTCATACTTTCTCCACAAGTTTAGAAAGAGTGTATTCAGCAATCTTGAAACGAATCATCGTCGGAATATCAGTAAAGGGGTCTTCCAAGAAATATGAACAACCATTCACCCAACTATTATATTTCACAAACCTTGCAAAATCAAGCATATGTTTGCGATTGCTCGCATCAAACGGAACTCTTGTCCTTGGTGCAAGAATAGAACGGCGATATTCACTTATCATAATAATATCTTCCCTTTCGTTTTGCAGGAATACAGACTAGTATACCTGAAATCAATCCGCAAAGAAAGCAAATGACACCGAACCAATGCGCATCCATCACTTGATGCTCCAGTTCCAATCTTCTTCAGAAGGTCCCACCAATCGTTCAGTCTCAATATCTTCAGCAATATCATCAATCACTTCCCAGCCCAATTCAATCAAACGAGATGCAACATGATGAGGATTGGCGCCGCGCAACTCTTCTTGAGTGAAGATAACAACACAACACCCCATTGCTTCTAATGCGCGTGCATGCTCAACGATCTTAGACATATCTTCCATTATCATTGCTCCGAGTTGTAATTGCTATCGCACGGATCAAATGCAAGATCATCGTAACTCACCATGTCGGGATCACGATCATAATCTTCCGCTTCCCATCGAGCGATAATGTTATGGACTTCGACCACTGAAATTCCAAGAGAAGCAGCAATTTCAGTTTCCTTCATGCCATCTTCGCGAAACATCTCGATGACATCAATCTCTAAATTAGCAAAGTATCCCATTAGAACGGTACTCCTTCGGTGGGTATAGAAACTTGATTCAACTCAGCCTGATACTTTCGATCGCCGACAACCAAAAGAAGGTTGCGAGCACGCTCAAGTTTCTCTGCCATGTCATAGCAGTTCTTGGCGCTCAGATCGTGCTGACTCATGGTGTTCGCAAGAACATGATCAACACCATTCACCAGATCAATCGCCTCATTCAACAGAGTCTCAGTTTGCTTTTTCATCACGCAGCACTCCTAACAGAATCAATATTTTCATGGTCAAGCAGAACTCGCTCACGCACAGCACTGTAAACTTGGATCGGCTTATCAAGCATGACGGTATGCTGAATGCCACCACCATACTTGACTCGACTCAACTCAACGCGACCAGACACAGGGAACTCGCCCATGTACATACCAGTCACATTCAGACCTTCAAGATTCCAGTTGCTCATACTCACCACTCCTTGAAAGTGCCGCTGGCTTCATTGTCGTCAAAGCCTTGATTGTACTCAGCGATCTGCCGTTTGGTCATGAATCGCTCTTCGATTTCGTCGCTGGCATACGTCGCATCACTGAAGAAGTGTGGACGACGAGGACGACGATAGTAACTGTCAGCAGAACCACGATCGTACGCACCGCCATGTCGTTTGTCGATGTTCATTAGGCAACCACCTGGATGCGAGGAGCAGCATCCTTCCATTCAGCCATGTCGTCGAAGAAATCATGACCAGGAAGCGGAGCGAAGAACTCGTCAGCAAGAGGACGCTTATCAGCCTCGCCCTTCCACACACGCTTGATTGCCTTGGCGCGGAATCGACCGTCGTTGAGGATTTCGGTCACGAGACCGACATAAAAGCAGTCGTTGATACCAACGAAGTCAAGACTCTTGACGACGTCACCAATCTTCACAGTGTTTTCACATTTCATACATATATTATCGCATTTTCCCGTAAAAAAGGCAACAGGGAAAACTCTTGCAAAATCAATAACTTACGAGCACCTCATCGAACACAAGTTTTGCCTGTTCGAAACTGGTGTCTGGAAGGTCAATCTTGTTGCCAGTAGAGCGGCATTCTATCTCATAGTGATAATCTGACACATACCAGAGTGTGTGTCGAGCACCGAACTTGTCGTTTTCAGACATGATATACTGGTGATTTTTCATGACTTTAGACTTCACCGTTTGCGTAAGACTGAATGAAAAACGTGACGTCCTCTATGAATTCTCGTAACTCGTGGGTGGTAGCCGTTTCTGGTTTGGCTGTGGGGTAGTCAAATCCCGCTGCTATTGCTGCTGGTTTGATAGCGTTGACTAGGGTAATGAGGCGTGCCCGTTCTTGCTGGGCTGCATTTTCTTGATACATCATACAACAATTGTCGTATAAAACACAGGAGAAAACAACAGAGAAATTTCCTGTAAAATCAATAACTTACGACATCCCTCTCTCGCCGAGGAGAGAGGCTGGAGAGCGGTCTTAAAATGGGGGTTCCCCTAGTTCTGGGGGCAGGTCGAAATAGCGTATTCGGACTCCTGCTTCGCGCAGCATGGTTTCCGCATGGTCGATCGAGTAATGCTTCCCAGCACCGACTCCTTTCCATGGACGATTCGGACCAATGACTTCCTTGATGCCAGCCTGAATCAATGCGCGTGTGCAATCAGCGCATGGCTTTGGTTCCCAGTTTAGATATGCGCGTGAGTTGTTGAGTGAAACACCAACGCGAGCAGCATTGAAGATTGCGTTTCGCTC